CGTCATTGACTTTGACTTTCATATACTTTTTGAGCTGACCAATTTTCTTGGCCTTGCTTAATCTCTGTTTAAGCAGCTTAAAAATTTTATCGTCAATCTTGTCAATTTCGCGGCGGATTCTATTCATTTATCAAATGACCTTTTTCGTCAAACTCCCAAACTTTATTGGGTTTCCTATTTTCGTCAACCCCATAAAATCCAGTTATTGTACGAATGTATTGTTCGGCTTGCCCGTACGAAGTAAATAACATTTTCTTGTTATTGTTAATATAGTAAATGTATCTAGCTTCGCCATCCACTATGGCAATTTTTTCTTTTATTTTATACTTCTTTTTTCGGAATAGACTGAACATTACTATCCTTCATTTTTCTGTAATTATAAAGAACATACTCCAAAGCTGTTATTGTAGTTTTCAACTGTTCCATATCGTTAGGGTTAGTAACGAAAACCTGTTGATTCCAATAACTGATTTGTTTTTCTATTTCTTTTATCTTTTCGTCTAAATCCATTACTTTGTTCCTGTTGAGCCAAAACCACCTCTGTCGTCATCCTGCATTTGGCCTTCAATGAATTCAATTTCAGGTTGCTTTTCCATAATGCGGAACTGGCAAATTCGTTCACCCTTCTTAATGTGAACATCCTGGTTCAATGCGATAGCTGGGAAATACCACCAATCATTAGGACCGCAATAACTGTTATCTACAACACCCTGATGGTTTGCTTGAATAATACCATACTTCTTATATGTGGAAGAACGTGGAACTAAATGGCCTTCATATCCCTCTGGCAACTTCATAGCAACACCCAAATGGATTAACTGGAATTCACCCTTTGGGATTACATAATCGTAAGCTGCACGAAGGTCAATCCAGTCTCCCTTTTCAATCTTCTGTAATCTTTCAATGGTATCGTCAAGATACTGTACAATAATTGTTTTACTCATTTAAAATCCTCTTCTAATTCGTTTATTTTGTTTTCAACTCTTCTTTGTTTTCTAGCCATTTGGTTTTCATACTTCATATAGTAAAGATACTTCTTAAAATCTTCGGTGAAAATAAATCCCCTATTTTTAAAGTATTTTATATCATCTTCTTTATAATTATAGAACTCAGGTATCATGTCAAAATGAACTGAGGGATGATAATGATATGGTATATCAACTTTCTTATGTATGAATCTCTTTAACTTCCACCAAAATTTTTCTAACTTTGAATATGGTTGTTCATAGAAATGTAGCCACAATTTAAATGACTGTCTATTCAAAATAGAAGCATACTGCTCGAATCTGTCACAGCCATCAAATTTAACTTGTGCTAATAAATCTCCACAATACCAAATAGTTAGACAACAAAAATCAGGTGGTACGCAGTTATATCCATTAAAAGAGTAAACACTATCATATCCTTCACCCTCGGCATTGAATGTATCATAGTATTTTACATCACAACCAACAGACTTGGCATAATCACCCAATGTCTGTAGGTATAGTTCTTCAGGAGATATACAGCGACCACCATCAATCATTATTCTACCATAATATCAAAGTTATCAGTCTTCAAATACTTATTTGCAATTTCCAACACCTTTTCAAATGTTAGTTTCTTATAAGCATTTCCAATCTGAATCTTTCCCTTGTTCAAAATCTTATTAACATTTCTGTGCTTGAAGATTTTATCTTCTTCACGATTAACTTCAATGTGGCAAATCAAATCTTCAAATCTTTCTTTTGTGAGCCACTTACCAATATCGTCAAAGAACATCTTGAAAGCATCAATGAGATTTTGTTCGTTATCCTTGTCAGTACAAGCACCAAATGTAGCATAACCATAGGTAATGTATTTCATAATGCCACCACCGACATGATAAGTCAAATGACGCTTTTCACGAATTTCCTGATACATTGGTGATTCAAGACCCATAGTGAGCATATTGACTGCTACTGCCAATGCTGGATATTCTGCCTTATTAACGGACTTCTTACATACAAATGAAACATCACACTTTGTATTGTCTGGCGTTGGTTCGGTTGGGAGCTTCCAATTCTTCTTATACTTTGGTTTGAATGGTTGGACCTGATATTCTTCCTGCGTTGGAACATCACTAAAATCGGACTTTGTTGGACCGACTTCAATAATCTTTGCTGGCTTACGCATAAACTTTTCGTAATAGTCCTTCATGTCCTGGAAGGTGAAGTTTTCAATATCTTCTCTCTTACCAATAGCACCATAGTAGCCAAATTTTGTTCTAACAGCATTTTCGGAATTAGCTGGTTCATTGAAACAATCCATATATTCCTGGAGAACAACCTTCTTTTCTGCTTCAAATTCTTTTTCAGGAATGTTAATACCACCAGTAATCTTGTTAATTAATCTGCGTTTCCATTCGGTTGTGAAATACTTTTCCATACCAGTGAAATAAACCATAACAACATCATCGCTGGTGGAAGCATTCCATTCAATATCATACTTGGCGAGATTTGAGTATTCGTCCTTGAAAGTTTTACATACAAGATGTTCCATCAAGTGGGAAATTCCATGCTGACCATCCTGGTCAAACAATCCACCCATATTGAAACTAATGGTTAGGTTAGTCATCTTGATGCTAGATTTAGTGTAGTAATAAGCCATAGAGTTTTTCTCCTTATTTCATATAGTTAATAAATTCAGTTGCGTGAGCCAAAAATACACCGATACCTTCGTCAATAATGAAATTGAAAAATGCTCGGCTATCAAATGGCTTCTTTTCAAAATCATTAAGTGAGTTTTTCACCTGTGATTTGAATTCTTCAGGAATACATCTAAACGAAATGAGTTTTGTATTTCGGTCAAATGCCTCTTGAAGCATATTGAAGGAAATCCATTCGCTTAAACCATCATTATAGATTTTAGCAAATGTTTTTGAGCCAACACCCTTCTTCACTGCGGGAATGTTGTCGCTTCTATCACCTCTAACAATCTTTTCCATTAGAGCCGCATCAGGGTTAATAATTTGTATATATTCTTCCTTGATAGGGTCCCATTGGTGGAAATTCTTGTATGAATGGAGCTGATAAAAATCTTTATCTGTGGAAACCAATGTAATATCCCAAGTTGGTTGGGTCATTACTGTTAGTGCGATTAAATCGTCTGCTTCCAAATGTGGTAAAGTTAGGAATTGAGAATTTTTCATACAATTCTCAAGTCCAGCAATAAATTTATCATTAGCGGCAAAGAATTTCTCAAAATCCACTACTGAAGATTCTCTTTCAGCGGCACGATTAGCCTTGTAGTCAGGATAAACGGATTTTCTCCAGTTGCCATCAAATGATTCTTTACAATAAATTATTCTATCGGGTTTAAATGTACGAGCCAGTTTCCTAATGCTTTGTAACATTCCAAATTTGTATTGAGTATAATTAATATCAGTAGGGTCTGGAATTTGGGCGAACAAATGACGCATACACAAATTGTGAAGGTCAACCAAAAGAACTTTCTGTTTTGGTTGTTCTGCCGGTGTATCTACGAAATCTTCTATCATTCAAAATCCTTCTTCAAATCTTCGTATAATTCAAACTGCTTCTGTATTAGACCACTGCATAAATTTTCTACAATGTAATCCATTTGTTTATTAGATATATTATAGTAATCTATATTGTAGCTGTCAATAGATTCACCATATAAAGTTACAGGAGTTGAACTTCCTCCATTCAAATCACCTATTGAAAAATCATGAACTTCAATGAAACGCAATACCATCTTGTCAATCAAGTTCTCATATTCCAAAACATGTATTGCCATTCCATCTTTTATTCTAACTGTCACGGCTTTTTCATACAATCTAACTTCATATTTTGGATAGTATGCTTTAATCTTTTCATACATTATTGCCAAAAAGCCTTTTGCGTTCATTAGAAATCCTTTTGTAATCTAATCAGTTTCAATTTCATTTCAATTTCTTTTTTGCGTAGTTCCATTTCGTGAAAATATGGTTTTGCTCGTTCTTCTTTTTTTAATAAGTCCATATTCATTCTAAGGAAGAATAATTCTTCTTCAAGTTCATCTTCAGTCAACCCAAGGTATTCTTGGTCCTTTTCTTCCATTAGAAATCCTTTTGTAGTTCTGATATATCGCATAAATTGGCAAACACTTTCTTTATTACTTCATCATTCGTTTCCATTAAGAAAGGAAAAAACATTCTCAAAATCTTGTGTTCGCAAAACAGTTCAAATTTAATCGGTTCAATCTTGTGCTTATAAGGGTCTTTAATGCTCAATCCCATAAACTCATAATCATCATTTATGAATGGGAAATGAACAACAATACTGTGGTGGAAAATCTTTTCTCCACCAGCACCTAAATCGTGATAGTCAGTAAATTCACCAACATCAGTACACATTACAGTTTTATTGTCAATTCTAATTTCTTCGTATTCTGTATTAGAATCGTCCCTATACCATTCTACTTTATGGTCTGGGAATAAATTCTGTATTTCTGCTTCAAATGGTTTTAAGAATTTACAGTCTTTCACTCAAAATCCTTTTCTATCTTTTGTGAAATGTTTTCGGTCATATAGTGTTTTGTAAGTTCTTCTACATCTTTACCAGTAAGATGCTTATAAAGTTTACACGCATCTATTTTATCATTCACATAAAATTCTTTGTTATCAATAGAAACAACACAACCCTTATGTAAAACTAGCGATTCATTTCTCCACCATAAATTGTTATTGACTACCTCTCTTAAACATAATTGTATATTTCCAATAGGTTTATCTTCACCTTCTTCTTTACTGAAATTTAGAGTAGTGTTATAAACTGCTGAATTACTTTCAAGGGTTATGGTTTGAAATGATTCGTATTTGTTATTATTGTTATAAACTGTGATAACCATTAAAAATCCTTATTTATAGTAGCTTCTTTCTCTAATGCGAGAAAATTTTTTAAATATAAATCTACATCTTCACCAGTTAAATAATGATAAAAATCCTTCAAATCATTTTCATCTGTAATTACGAATTTTTTATCATTAACAGTTATATAGTTCTTTTTGTGAAAATATAAAGTTTCGGAATTATACTCACACCCGGTTTTAACATCGTTATTATACCAGATGAATTCAATATCACCGAGATTACCATCTTTGGTATCTTTGGATAAAGACAACTGTACATGTTCCATTGTTTCAGGTAACTTATAGGTCTTAAAATCGTATGAAGTATCAGTTTCTGTGTATAGTTTAATAATCATATTTTCAATATACAAAAAAAGAATGGTAATGTCAACACACTACCATTCTAAATTAGTTTGCCGAGAACTTGCTATTTTTTATCCAAGAAATTCGCTATGTAAGAACTGAAGTCCAAACAACGGAATACTTGTGGCATAGGGTTGTCCTTATTAGGAATTTGGAACAATACCATCTCACCAATTCTTAAACTGGTATGTTTTTCCAAAATGTATTTGTATAATGACAACTGAAGCGAGTATTCGGCAGTATTACAATAAAGAATATGACCGAAAGGTTCTTTCATATATTTTGGATAACGAGTATTACCTGTATCAAATTTCTTTGATGTTTTCCAGTCTATGATAGAATAACAGTCTTTCTTCTTATTGTAAGCCAACATGTCAATAGTTCCGCAGATTGCGTTTGGCTGGTCATAAACAATAAATTCGTTGGCAATAGGCACATAGATATTCTTCATTTTGTTAAAAATATCTTTACAAATAGTTTTACGATATTCAAAGTCCTCTTCCATATCTGCGAAGGTTTCATTCAATCTTTTATCAAAATTGTAGTTCTTTTTCTGCCAGATTAGTTCCATGACTGAGTGAACTTGAGTTCCTAAATGAGTAGCATAATCACCGCTTTTGTTCCCATTGTTTACTTAATTCTTCAACAGAAATTCCTTCTTTTGCGGCTTTCTTTTCTTTGATTATATCCCAATCTGTATCTGGTTCAAACTGCTTAATCCAACCTGTAGCGGACTGAAATTTAGTTCCTAGACTATCTGTATATTTGTGGTCGGGTTCGTTAAAGTTTATATCATTAAAAGCATTCCACAGTTCTATATGTACATCAGGTTTTATCATAAAATCACCTCAATAATTTACAGGAGATTTTATGTCTCCTGTTTCAATTCGTTATAATAATCTACGAAATCAGCTTTTCCAAATCCAGGGGTGCTGGTATTTCGGTTTGCTAACTTCTCAAAATCCATTTTATTTATAATGGACTTTGCATTATCATTGAGAGGTTTTATGAAAAAGAATTGAATTTTTTTTCCTGTAGAACTGCCATCCATTTCGGCAATAATTTGTTGTTTATCTGCCTGTGTAAATTTCTTCTTATAATTCTTATATCCTTGACGATATACTGCAATTTCCCAATCTTCATTTACGGCTTTGAATTGAGATTCGGTTGCATTATACTGCCAAATCTTAAAATCATCACATTTAATCTTTGGTCTTTCTGTCAATCTTATATTTGGGTGAATGTCATACTTTGAATTTTCTTTAACCCAAATTTGGAACACACAGTTTACATCATATACTGTATCTCGGTCTAGAAACGAATTTTCGGGTAAAATCCAATTATGAATAAGTTTGAAATCTTTATCAAGTTCTTTTTGAACATTATATTTCATAAAAGAAACAGGAACAATAAACGCAATCACAGTAGAGTATTTCGCCACAGTATTGAATACTTCAATAGCCAGTTTACTTCTCTTACCGAATGGTGGATTACCAATCGTAATGTAATTGTTTCTATTAGGAATGAACTTAAAAATATCCTGTTCTTTTACTCTACTATCTTCAGGTTTTAAATCGTATGCTTCATAGTTTGTAAGATAATCAAGGAACGCACCATCACCTGCCGTAGGTTCCAAATAAACTTCATTTGAATCAACTGTAAAGAAAGTGTGTAGTAAATCTACACACTTTTTCGCTATATTTTTGTTTGTATAAAATTTATCTAATTCTGCCATACATTATTTAGTAACAACATCAGGCAAATTCTCATGATTATAATTGAACTTCAAATTACATACATTGAATGAAAGTTTTCCATTATTAGGTCTAATTTCAAATACACCATTAAAGAAATCGTTTGTATCGGCTATATTTATCTTTACATAGGTTTTTGAAGCACCATTACTATAAAGAATTTGTGCCTTAATATCGTCATTGAATATATTATCTACTGATTCAGGTTTAGTCAAATTGATACAGTTAATTTTATTATTTTCATAGTGAACATAAACATAACCATAACCAATACAGTCTACAATGAATTTATAGAATGGGGAACCTTTCTTAATTACGAATGACTGTTTTAGTGGAGCATTGTCCTTTGTATCAGGATTAATCTTGTGCATTCTAGGTGCGATAACTGTAGAAGATAATTCAGCATCTTTATACCACATAGACCACATTAATTTATCTTCATCAATACCCAAGAATTTACAGAAACGAGCAGTCTTTGAATTTGGATTTAATTTCCATTTAACAGGTGCTTTCATTTCTTCTTTTGCTTTCTTGAATAAAGCATCAATGTCATCTCTTGCCCAAGAAATACCAATGTTTACTTGTTCAATAGTATCACCATGTTTCAAACTAATATATGTTTGAGTTTTACCCCAATCAATAGTAACATCTGTAACTGTAGAACCAATGTCTAGTTTATCTTCGCCCTTACCATTTAATGTTAATTCGTTTCTCTTACTGAAGACTACATCATTACCATTAATTTCAATAGAGCGCTTCTTATTCTTTTTACCTTCTAATTTGATTTCGTATTTAGATTTTTTAGTTTTACCAGCATATCTCAAAATCTTATTGAATGCTTCAATAAACATTTCATCTACTTTTCCACCGTTCATAAACTTTTGGAATTCGTCAGCAAATGTTTTTTCAAAAGCATTTCCCTTATTATTTCCTCTACCACCGGTGAATTGTCCTTTATAAATGTATCTCCAAATTGGAGTAGTGTATAAAGAAGTTCCCTCTGCTCCATCATTTACAGTGCCTCTCCAACATTTATTGAACAAAGCATAATTGGAGCGGGCATCGGCTGGAGCATAATCTAGGAATGATTTTAGAACTGGTAAATTCTTGAAATCTTTTTTAGTTATATAGACATCAGATTTATCATTGGTTGGTTTTAGTGAATCATCTACATCTACCAAATAAACTGGTTCGTCATTCAACAATGTTTCAATAACTTGTTTGTAATAACCGAATCCACCATTATGACCGCCTTGTCCAAAGGTGTCAATACCACCCATTCTAGCTTCGTCTAAAATGTTGTTTTCATCTATCCAGGATGTAAATTTTCCAATCATATATTATTTATTACTCTTTTTACTTTCGTTAATAAATTCACCAACTGTTTTTGATAATGTATTAACTAGACTAGAAAGACTTTCATTTTTCTCGTCATCTTCGTCAGCGGGACCAAAAATCCATTCTTTGTGTTTTTGGAATCCGTATTCGTCATTTTCTTTCTTATTGTTGGCTTGGAACTTCTTAAATGTATCGGATGTAATTTTTAGCATTATGTTGTTTGCTAATTTCAATACGATACCTTCTCTTTCAGGACCCCATTTACCATCGGTTTGATTAAATAGATTTTGAATCTTTCTATCAAATTTTCCTTGGTATTCTTCAATGAGTTCTTTTATCTTCTTTTTCTTTGATAAATCGTCTTTTTTACGAGAAGGATTAGCCAAAATACTTTTTACATCAGAACCAAATTCTTTTTCAAGTCCTTTAATTACATTGTCTAATTCTTTAATTTCTTCATTGAAGTCAATGGCACCGAATTTATTTTTATAATTCGTATCGTCAAACATAATTTCAGGACTAGAAATTTTTATCAAGTCGTTCTTAATATCTTCAAATTCTTCAAGGTCATTATTCTCACCATCAATAGCATTTATGAGAATAAATGAACAGAATGTACCCATTTTGGACTTATAATACTCAGTTCCAATGTAACGAATCAAATCGTCTTTTCTTCCTTTAAAAGCAACCGAGTTAATAAAAACTTCACCAATTACTTTTAGGCCTGTTTCTGTATTATATTTTTTGAGAATGTTTTGGAACTTCTTATTGTTTTTGAGTTTGATAAAGACCTTTTTCCATGCTGTGTTAATTCTAGTCTTATAACCAACTCGTTCAATATCTCTGTTAGTAAATTCTTCGGCATCAAAAATTGGACCAGATTTACCCTGTTCAAGGAAGAATCTACCAGCACCATCCAATCCAAATCTACATGGCAAACCATCGCACTTTTCGGAATAGGAAACATTTATGTTATCGTCTAATTTTCCATTCTGTTGCTTCAACCAATCTATAATATCCAAAAATTCATCTGCTTTCAACTGCATAGAATTTCCTGGGTTATATAAATGTTTGATATGAACTTTAGGGGTATCTACAATTCCTTCATTCAAATACTTTTCTTTGTTGTATTTTTCAAAGAATGATTCTTTTATTTCAACAACACCATTCTTTTTAATGAAGTTTCGCATCATTACCCACATTTTAGAAGAATAACCTGTTTCTTCCATAAATTCTTTTACAGTTCCATTTTTTAGAATCTCTCTAATTCTAGTGCCAGAAGTTTCTCTATCACCTCTATCTTCACAAACAATCATTTCTTGTTTTCTAAAATTAGGGTCTTCGGGGTCTAAAAATGGAGTATTATCTTTTGCGTATGGCACAGCTAGTTTTGTATAGAGTTTGGCTCTATCTGGTCCACAGCATACCACAATTCTGTAATCCTGGTATTTTCTTTGAACCATTCCCATTACTGCATTTGGGTTTCTAAAATTTTCTACCCAACAATCAAGAAGGTTAATTCCTAATTCTTTACAACCTTCTTTAACAATTTTAATCTTTTGTTCGTCAGTAAACAAATTTCTGTTGTCATCCAATGGAGAAAGATTTGCTGGCATTACAACAACGAAATCTTCAATTCCATATTTTTGTGCTTCATAAATCAATCTGGCATGTCCATATTTACCAGTGAATGGAGCGAAATGACCGAATAATACACCCAATAGTTTGCTTTTTGGAGTCCAGTAATAAGCACTAACTTCTACTGGTTCACCATAATTATCTTTTCTTTTTGATTTAATTGTCATTAATTTTGTTGGCATATATTTTCCTTATTGAAAATCATCTGGGAATGAAGTCTTTGCCCAATCTATAAAACCATATTTTTCTAGTTCGGCAAGTGCTTTTTGTTTATATTTTCCGTTAATTAGTTTCTTCCAGTTAGCAGGTCCTAATGCTGCTTTTAATTGAATCTTGATTTTACCACCAGTTTTCTGTGAATATGATTTAATTGCTTCTTCTGTATCAGGAGCAAAATTCCATCCCAACTGAGCCATGAAACGGAAAGCTCTCAATAATTCTGCTGGGTCTTTACCTGCAGTAATCTTTTCTCTAGCAGCAGTTGTGAAACGAATTCGTTTTGCTTTAATATCTTTAATACCACCTGTTGGGTCATAGTATTGTCCTGTAATCAAATCTTTCAAAATAGAATTACAAGTCAAATCTCTACTATCAAGATTATGCTCAATAGTATCACCTTCTTCTAGGCAACCCATTTCAAACAAATCATTGTCAATGTAAATTCTTGCTAGTCTAGCATTACTGGTTCTAGCAACTTCACATCTATCAAATAACTCTGCGACCTTGTGTACATCACAGTTAGTCATTAAGTCAATGTCATTACTTTGTTTGCCCAAAATTTCATCTCTTACAGCACCACCACACATCCAAACTTTGGCGGGTTTACCATCGTTTCCTTCTTCAATGTTATCTACAATGGTTTTGGCAATATACATCATATTTTCAACACTACCGGCAACTTCATTGGCTTCCCCAATCAAATTACCAATCTTCCAATCGTCTTTGTTGAAAACATTTACTGTATCTTTTAGAACAAATTTATTCTTTTCTTTCTTCTCCAAAGATTCACCCATCAACATCATCTTTGTGTAGTTGCTGAAGGATAAAGATTCGTTCTTGTCATAAATGAATGGGAATACTTCTTTGAATTTGTTAAAGATAGCATTGAGAACTGTTTCATCGTCAGTAATATCTGTAATATCTTCGTGGAAGAAATTGTAAGTTCTCTGTATTTGCTTTTCATTAAGATATTTCTTCATTAGAGAAAGAACACCAATGAATGAATACATCTTCTGTTTTTCATCAGCAGTTGGTTTCTTACCAAACATTTCTTTGAAAGCATCGTCTAAATTTCTATTGAATTTAGACTGTTCAGTAGGAATTTCTCTAAATGCTGGTTTGCCTTCATAACTAACTGGATTTCCATTCTCGTCTTTGACCTGGTTGTATTTTACTCTTGAACCTTTAGGACCGAATGTCTTATAAGATACTTCGTCTTTCTTATATGCTTTTGATGGCAAATCTTTCTTGTTTTGGAATACTACACCAGGAACAGCATAAACGGCTTTGTAAATGGATGGGATTAGTCTTTGTTTAGCAAATCCCTTAATTCCTTCTTTCAAATCATCCCAATCGGAATTTCTAATGTAAACATCAAGTTCGTCAATCTCACCATTCTCGTTATACTGAACAAATTCAAAATCTATTTGAATGTTTGTAGCGGCAGGATTATACTTTTCAGGTGCTTTGAAAATGTTAAAGAAATCCATACCATATTGAGTTCCCAACAAAGTAAAACCGGCAAAGTCAGTTCCTTCATTATTGGTTAGGAATTCTTTTACCTTTTCTTTCTTGTCTTTGTTAATTTGAACATCAATATCGCCGAGATATGATTTAATAGCTGTGTATTCTTTCTTTGATTTTTTAAAGAATGTATTTCCAGAGCCTGAAAATACTTTAAAATTTGTAACTATATCTGTGGAAGGGAACAATGGTTCGCCATAAGTTTTATTGAACTTATCATTAACACTTAGAACGAGTTTAACAATATCTTTCTTAAAAGATTCATAGAGTTTGTCATTCAAACTCTTAATATCCACTTTTGTTGCTTCAGCACCATTTTTGGCTTTGGCATTTCCACCTTCAAATAGATTCATTTCAAAACTCCATTGGTTACATTATTCATATTATTTATAACAAGTTCGTCAATATGAACAGGTCTGTACCATGCTTCCCAGCATACATTGTTTTGAATTAGATTATCTACTTTAGAGGTTGGTCTAGTAGAATGGGTATGCCCGTGAACCAAAACATTAGCATCTCTATTGGCTAATAGGAATGGTGGATTATCGTAATATGGTTCGTGTTGGCAAAGATAAATGTTGTCTTTGTATTTGAACTTCAAATTTGGTAAAAGATTACTAAATTCTTTTCGTATAACATCATCGTGGTTTCCTTCAATCCAAATCATGCCTTTGAAATTCAATCTTTGATAAAATTCTTTTGCCATTTGTGGTAGTTTATGAAATGGTCTGCCATAACAGAAATCACCCAAGAAAATTACAATATCGTCTTTCGTAACTGTCTTATTCCATTTATCTACCATATCTTCGTTCATTTCGTTCACATATTTGTAAGTTCTAAATCTATCAAATCTATCAGGATATTCCGAACACAGTTTGTGATGGTTAAAATGTGTATCACTCACGAAATAAACATTTTCATTAGTCAAGTCTAACATTTAATTCCTTCATAATAAAAAATGGTGAATATCTCTATTCACCACTCAATATAGTAAAAGTTTATTTACAATTCAATATATTCTTATTTTTTAATTTTGTATATTGAACCGAAACTATCTTTAAGCAAGTACTGACCAGGAGGCAATCTAAGGAAGCCAGCGGCTAGTTCAGGGGTATAACCACTAACCACACCCAAGAAAACGCCTCGTACGTCAAATACTGTGAAATGCTGGAGTTTTGGCATATCGGGGTTGCCATTGATTAACACAGTTCTACACATTGGGTCATCGGGGTATGCTTCACAATTATAGGAAGGTCCGCCACAACTTGCATCACCTGGGGCACAATCTGTAACCATAAATTCAAATTTATCTACATCAATATATCCTTTAGCAATCTCTAATGTTAAGATTTGTTCACCTGTAGCATCAAATTTTGCTTGACCCTTAATCTTTTCAAATTTAGTCCAGGAATCACCGGTATATTTCAATGTATCTGTAATGGCTTTATCACCAATCTTGAATAAGATAGCACCATCTCCTTCAGCTGCTACTGTTGCGTAAACATAGTAATTACCTGCTTCAGGAACCTTAATGGTGTATTGGAAATAGTTACCAGTTGGATTACAACCCAAAACTAAACCACCATTCTTTTCACCAATCTTTACAGTTGTTCCCTTACGATATTCAGTATTCCATGTGTCATTACAATCACCACTAACGGAATAGGAATTGTTTCCTGCTCCCTTACCTGGAATATCAAAATCTTCTGCTTCAATAGGTAATGCTATATTAAATGCTTCACCCTTAAATGGTTTCTGTGGTTCTGGTTCAACAATCGTTACACCATCACCAGTTGGCAAACCAGTAGAGTTTACACCCTTATTTTCTTTCAAATAAGATTTCAACCAGGTCATAGCAGGTCTATCTTGTCCGTTCTTAATGATACCGGAGTTACCATTTGTAGTCCAAGTAGCACCGTAGATATAACCCCAAAGAGTAATACCAGCAATATGTTCATTTTCCATAAAGTAAGAAATTTGTTGTGAATAACAATTCTTCTGGTCATTGTCATCTTCAGTAGCAATATCATATTCACTAATGAACATAGGCATTTGGGTTTTAGTCCAAATTTCTTCAATGGTAGACTTTAGTTGGTTAATGTCTAAACAAGAACCACCACCACCTGTACCACCATTACCACCACCTGCTTTCTGCATATCGTGGGCCTGGAGACCATAAGCATCTACTGGGGCACCTTGCTTTTTCAACTTTTGAATAAGGTCAATACCTTCATTCTTTTGCCATTGAACTGTGTTATAGTCATTGTAAATCAAGATAGCATCGGGCCATCTTTCTCTCGCCATCTTAAATGCGGTAACTACGAACTCATAGTTTCCGTTATCACCACCCAACGCAGCAATAATGTTATTGTTACCTTGTGAACCATAGTTGGAGTGATATTTACCACCTGACTTAATTGCTTCATTTACCACATCAATCATTTCCAAATCAGGATAATGGTTCTTAACTGCATCCATCCAATTAGTAATTGCTTTCTTTGTATCTTCGGCAGATTTTCCATTCAACCAGTTAGGATATTGAGAACCCCAAACGAGTGCGTGGAACTTGAAATGACCTCCATTGTTCTTTGCCCAATTATAAGCCGCATCACAACCACTCCAGTTATAGCGACCCTGGGTTCCTTCAATAGACGCCCATTTACATTCGTTTTCTGCTGTAATTTGATTCCATAGACTGGTGAAATCACTACGAACTTGTCCTTGGGTAGTAATGTTACCCACGAATTTCGCAGCACCATCTGCCAATCCAGGACCACCAAAAGCGGCACTAATTGCCACCATTAAAATGAGAAATAACTTCTTCATTTATGCTCCTTTTGTTAATAATGTGTATATTTTATATATTATCTCTTGTTAAACTATACAAAAAGACCCTATATGTCAATAGGGTCTTTAATAAATTTGTTCACTGAGAACTTTACATTTTACTGGTTAAAGCACACATAATACCACCAAATATACAAGCTCCAAATGAGAAATATAATGAAAATTCTAATGGCATACCGGCAAGGAAATACATTAACAAGAATACTGGTGTTCCTATAACTAAACATCCAATTAAAGTTATAATTGCCCAAAATAAAATTATTTCCCAAATTTTCATTGAAAATCTTCTCCAATTTTATTAACTTCAATATCGTTAAGATAGTTCTTATATTCTATCCATTTTTCTTTTAGTTGATTTTTTGCTACATCTAATGGTACATCTTTATATTTGTATTCTGCTACATTACCATCATAATCACTAAAATTATGGATTATATCTTCAGCAGTTTGGGTAGAAACACTATAAGTAATCCTATCGTGATAGGTATAATCAAACACAACATCGTATTTGTTACATTCAGGGTATCTTAATGTAAAACAGAATTTATTATTAAAACTATCATTTACAAGATAACCGATATTTCTACCATAATCTTTGAGTGATAAAAGTTCTTCTATTGTCATAGTTTAAACCATTCCTTTTCAAGTCTTTTCATTTGGTTATCAAATTTCTTATCTGCCCAACTAGGTCTAATGCGAGAGAAAGTATCATAGTCGCCACCACAATGCTGGAAGAACGCACCCAATCCAAACACAGCATTATGTCTTTCACCTGGTTGAGCTTCTTCCATTTTGCGTTTGACGAACTCCAAGGCCTTTGTCAAATCACCTGTATACTGGGTTTTGAATACTTGTGATTTAACTTCTCTATCTCGTTTTTCGTTTTCCAAAAACTGCTTACATTCTGTATAAGCGAACATGAATGTATCAATGTTGTTCATAGAGAACAATTCGCCATCGTGAATGTTGTAGTAATATGGACTATCTTTTTCTTTGATAGCTGGGACCTTAAAGAATTGTGATTTTACAAAACTAGCCTTGTCAACATGATTAAAATACTGTAATAACAAAGTATATGGGCTATAAATTGCTTGACTGGTTTTACAGAATAGTCTATCTATTTCATATTCCTGGTCAAGAAATAATAGCACACGAAACTTACTATTTGTTCCATTATAAGAATAACTTGTATGTAAGAAGTATTTGTAACCTCTAAATCTATCTTCAAATTCTTGGTATGAATAACCTGCGTCATCATAGTCAAGAATAAGAATGTTGGTTTTATCCATATTATCGTTACAACGAACATTACCCTTTACAGTACAAAATTTCCATTGTGGAATGTTATCTTTATTTGGGCAAGTAATAGGTTCTTTAATACATTTAATTACATTGTTCATAACACCCTCGGTTAATTCCAAGGGCACCATTTTATTATCAAATTGACTTTTTATGTTTTGTATTTGCATTTGTTTCTATTTATTTCACACCCTGCAATTTGTTCATAAATTCGTCAGCAGGTGGATTTGTTTTTAATTTAATTGCTGTATCAACTGCTTCATCAACAGACTGGATTAGTTTATCTAAAACATCTTTGTTTTGTGGAATACCAACTGCGTGTTCTAATCCACCACCACGACCGAGAGTCTTAACAACTTCTGTCAAATCAATACCGCTATCATTTGAGCTTCTAACTGAAAGATAACCGGCACGATAAACGATACACCATTTATATCCTTCGGCATAAAGTGATTCAACGATTTCGTGTAAGAATTTTTCGGAATAACAGAAAACACCACCATTACGAAGTTCACTAATTTCAAGACTATCAAAGTATTCTTTGTATTCTTTCTGCCTGCGAACTAGGAAGGCTTTTTCGGATTTGTTAAGTTCAATCTCACCAATGTAGAAACGATTAACGAACCAGTTAAATCCCATTTCCCAATAGAGAGCATTGTAGTGTTTGGAACGAGGGTCTTTGTTAAGATAAAGGTCAATGTCATTAACAATGTCAACAAGTTCTTTCAAATGTTTCAAACAATCATCGTGGTTCAAGTATTCGTAAACAAGTTTAGCACCACAGAAACCAGTACAAACATAAACAAATTCTTTTGGATTATTGAATTTCTTTACTGTTTCGTGGTGGTCTAATACAAGAACAGGCTTACCAAATGCTTTAATTTCATTTAGATTTTGTGGGCAGTAATCAGTAAACAAAATCGCATCAAAATCGTCCTTATACTTAATCATTTTTTGGACTATTGTATTTTCTTGTATGTGTGAAATTGGTTCAGTAATTACTTTGTTGTAATAATTACGAACAACGATGTTGGCAGTAGCACCATCCATGTCTGAGTGTGTGAAATTTAAAATGCGAAGTTTAGTATTGTGAAAATAATTCATTTGTTAGTATTCCTTTTTCTTTTTCTTTATAATATACAAAAAGCGACCACTGTTGTCAATGGTCGCTTGCTAATATAAAGTGTAATTCTAATCTGATGTGTTAGGATTACATGTTAGAAAGTTTAGAGAAGAAATCGTCACTATCGGTGACGTCCTGGTCAACACTTTCTGTATTTGGGGTAAATGAAGCATCATCAGGAATAGAAGAAGTTGTCGCAGCAGTGGATGGAGCGGCAGCAACAGCTACACCAGCACCAAAGGTCAAGCCTTCGTCGGCACCGAGTGGAGAACCGTTCTTCTTCAAATAAGAATCCAAAATGCCCTGGTAATCACGAACATCAGATTCTTTGTGTTCGCAATCAGCAAGTGTATAGAGTTGAGCTTCAATGGCATCAATTTCTTCGTCTGTCAAAGGAACAAACTTCTTGGTGGTTCTATCCCAACGATTAATTGGTTTTTGAGCACCGAAGCAGGAGCCGTCATTCTTTGTGAATTTACCGGCTTGAACTCCCTTGAAAATGAAGTTAGCACCATTCTTCCAGTCAAATGGGTTAAACCCCTTGATTATGCCTTCTTCAGGGTCTTCGTGGTCAGTCATGGCCTTGGAAATTAGACCCATTACCAAAGATTTGTATTCAAAGCGGAATACTTTGCCTTCTGTTTCAGGAGCATTGTCATTACGAACAATGAGAACATTAGAAACATAATTTGGCTTGAATTTGCCCAATGTATGATTCTTGGCTTCTTCCTTTGAATATTTCTTCCACATAGCACGGTTGTAATCGCAAATAGGACATGGCTTGCCGAACTTACTCAAACAATCACAACCAAACCAAGTGCCATTCTTGAGCTGGAACATGTGGTTTCTGTTCTCAATGAATGGGCTAATTTCGTCTGGGTGGGAAGGAAGAAAACGCATTACAACTTCGTATGTACCATCTTTGAGTACAGGGGTGAAAGCATTTTCTACTTTGTATGATTTCTTTTCGGTTGTGCCAGCATTACCTGCGTGAGCGATTTGTGAAAAATAACCTTGGAAATCTCTTTTAATTGGCATATTATATTTTCTCCTTTAATATGTTCACCATTTATTATAACACAAATTTAAAAAACTATATTGTGTTGTCAATGGTTTTGTAAAAGAATTTTTACAATCACTAACCGCACAATTTTCAACAAAACACATTATGTTATATTAAACAGTAGTTTGTGTTAATTTGTACATATTTTGTCTTATAATCTTCATATACTGTATAAAATTATAATAGTCTTTGTCTGTAATCTTATTCTCATCCACTTCAAATTTGTGGTTGTGCCACGCAATTACGAAATGTATTAGATTAACTTCACCCGACTTTATCATTTCATACAAAGTATTTTTCTGATCTTCTCCGACTGAATATATGTCAAGTTTTGTTTGTGTGAAGTCAGCAAACACATCGTCTGTATCTACCGATTCTTCAATTTTTTTATTTATATAATCCATTTGTTTCTTCATTTCAAATGGTGTATAAAATTTATTAAATTCTTTGAGTTTGTCAATACTATTCATAGTTTTTTGTGTCATCAATTTAGACTGTGTAATATAATAGCCTATAAAGATAACACAAAAAGCATCCAATGAAAAATGTCCACTGTTAATCGCATTTGCTAAGGTAACGAAGTTACTAGCACCACTGCTCCAATTCTTTGTAGCATTGTAGTAGTGTTCTGTATGATACTTAAAGGGATGTTCAAGAAATTCCTTCACCCTACCTGGTGTTGGTTTTTCCAACATATCCTTTAATTTGCGGTATAACGCATACATTCCATCAGTGGTAATCATAACTTAATTCAAGAAATCTAAAATTGAAACATCCTGTTTCTTATTTGTCTTTAATTTGAATTTTTCTTTTAATTCGGTTGTTAAAGCAACATAGTTCAATTCGTCTAAACATTTTAGAGCCATTGGTGGTTCTAAATAATCTTCTACTAGAATTGATAATGCTTCCAATATATTGACCTGCTTGGTCTTGTGGAGTTTGGCAAGTAATATATTGAACTTATTAAATTCTTCGGTTTCATTATCAATTACTGGTAATAGGAATTTTGGTAATTTGGTTGCTTCGTCAATGTCGGAGAAATCAAAACCATTCATTCCCATTATTTTGAAGAACTTTTCTTTTTGACTTTTTGAATCGGATATGCCTTCACCATCTTCAATCAATACATCTAAATTCATAAATTCTCCTTAAAATACACTACTATTCAAATCACTAAGGTCTTTACCACTAACACTTGAACCACTAGCTGGTGGTGTAATAGTGCTAAATGGGTTTGAACCTAGTGCTTGATAATTTGTTGGGTTTGTATCTACAATGTTTTGAGTTCTAGCTGCAACAGAAGCACTATTGTTCAAATCATAGATACGCTGCTTTTCAACATCTACACCAATCGTTACGAGCTGACCTCTTTGGTTGCCATAACGAGTTTTCAATAATTGAACTTGATACATTCCCTGGTCTTTCATTTCAGGTGTTTGTGTGACCGCAAATACAGCATCGGCCTTCATATTTTGACCGAATGAGTCAGCAGCATCACTCAATGAAATTTCTGCATTATTATAACCACCACGGTTTGTCTGTGAAGCAGAAATTACTGGGAAACCATATTTCATACCAAGGGCACGGATTTGTTGAGCAGCTAATGTCAACAAACTATTGGAGTTCAAATTTGGGTTTGGTTTACCATTTGGAATCATACATCCAATATAGTCAACTACCAATACATCAGGAACGAACTTCTTCTTGTCCTTCAAATCTTTAATTAGTGCTTCAATTTGGAGAGCATTAACTGTGCCTTCAGGATATTCCTTGATAATTAGTTTATCACCACCAGCAATGCTTTTTGCTTTTGTAAATGCCTTAGCGAAATCGTCACGGCTCATTACCTTATATTGACTTTGTGTAATGTCAAACATATTTTGGGCAATACGAGTAGCAATCTTATTTTCACTATCTTCAAAGGTCACATACAAAACACGATAACCGTGGAGAACGAAATTGGTAGTCAAAGCACACATAATAAGAGTTTTACCCACATTAGTAGAACTCATAATTAGGCTTAATGACTTTTCGTGGAAACCACCACCAATCAAATCGTCAAGGGTTTTCAAACCACTCTTGAAAATTACTTCTTTGGTGTTAGCATCTTCATACAATCTTTGAGCTTCTGTAAAGAAATCAAAGCCGATATTATCGTCAAATGTAAATGCTTCCGCATCAGCAATGTTATCTGTAAATGATTCTTTTTGAACACCACCATTAGCATACTGTTGAATTTTAGTAGCCTGGTTCAATAGAAGTTTCTTTCTTACAAATTCTTCTATTTCACCCATTAAATAAGGTGTATTTACTTGGTTATCATCAATCGCTAAAACATCGTCAAAGACCTTTAAAGTCTTTTCGTCAGTAATCATTCTCTTTAATTCAATGGCATTTGGAAGATTACTATACTTTGTGTTAAATTCAATAATCTTATTAACAATCTGTTTAGTATCGTATTCCGAGAACCATTTATCTGTCAATTCAGGTAGAACCTTAGAACAAATTGACTGATTTGCGTATAATGCTTTTATAATTACTTTTTCAAATTCTTGTGTTGTCATAACGAATACAAATATAAAAATAAAATTTTAACCGGTGCAAACAAATTAAAAATGGATACTGAAGAAAAAAGAGTATAGCCCACTTTTCTAACACCTCCTAGCCTTAGTGGACTATACTCTTTTAAATTATGCTTCTTCGTCAGCTACTTCGTCATCAGTAGGAATTGAAGATTTTCCGTTAATCATATCCATTACATTCTGTGTAGAAGATATGAGTTCCTGATCTTCAAATGCGAATTTGGCTTCTACATAGTGACGGAAATTTTCGTTCTTGTAGATGTCAATCCAAAATTGTGGGCAATACAATTCTTCTTCCTTCCACAACTTGGTTGGTTCGCCTGTTTCTTTATTAACATCGTAGTTTGTACGAGAGTAGTATCCGTTCTTTGGCTTGTAGACTTCGCCACATTCAATGGCTTCATCAAGCAATCCGTAATATGGTGAAATACCACCATTATGAAGAATAAGATACTTAGTCTTTACGAATTCCTTAGCGGCACGACCTTTCTTAACACCAGCGGTAATAATCTTACCTAGAATGTTGTTGTCTTTATCTTTGTCCTTAGCAGCAGAAGATGCCAACATAATAGCATCAGAGTTGAAGAACAATCTCTTACCACCTGGAATTTCAAATTTATCACCATACATTTGTAGAGAAGCGTAGACGTGGTTCAATACAAGTGTAGTGAAATTACAAGCCAAAAGAACATTAGCAAGTTCGTTCTTGAAACGAGCAGTACTACCCATATCAGCAGCACTAGAAGCGTCTTCGGCTTTTTCCATTACCTGTTCGGTAACGAGAGGGCCCCATGAGTCAATGAGTACAAACACATTTCGTGCTTCTTCACGGGTCAAACCCTTACCCATCTTTGCGAGAATTTGTTTTACTTCGGGAATTCTGTTTGTCTTGAAAACACCGACTTCTTCCATATTAACGCCCAATGATTTTAATACATCATAGTTGGTTGCGTTTTCGGTGTCAATAATAAAGCAATCCATTCCACTATCATAAGCAGATTTAAGAACAGAATAACCAATCATAGATTTACCCCAACCGGAGTCAGCGCAAATCTGGGAAATACAACCCTTCTTAATTCCGTCCCTGGATTTTACCACTCAACAACAAATTAACTGAAATACAGTTTGTTGAGAGCCATTCATCTTCCTTGTGTTCCTTTTCCAAAACATCAAGGAATGCCTTTTCTTTCTTCATTTGAGCCAATAATTTATTAGCCATCTTTTTTTCTCCTTATCTTTTCGTTCTATTCATGTTTCGGCGGATTTTTTATCACATATCTACGCCTATTCCACATTCTTATGTATGATACAAATATAGATAATTTATTTTTAATTTTTCAAATAAATTATTTTTGGGAACTGTTATTCAAAGAAACCTTCAAGAACATTTTTATCTTCTTCAAGTTCTTGTTGTTGGTTCTCCACTCTATCAAGTGCTATCTTATAATACTTTTCGTTTATTTCCGAACCAATGAAATTTCTATTTAATTTCTTACACGCAGCTGCCGTTGTTCCACTACCCAAATACAAATCCATTACAAGTTGTCCTTGCTTTGAACTATTACGGATTAGTTTCTCAATCATGTGCTGTGGTTTAATGGTTGGGTGTTCCCATACTTTCTTATCTGCATTATTAATTGGTTCGTACCAATAGGTCTTACCATCTTCCCAGTTAGCTGGATTACAATAACCACCATTTCTAAAATATAGGCAGTATTCTGTATCGGAAAGATACTTGTTTGAATATGTTGGAACTGGATTAGTTTTGTTCCAAGTCAATATATCAAACTTACAATCATTTTCTTTCACATAGAAATCAAAATACTCAGGTATTTGTTTCTTATTACACCAAAAGTAAACATTGATTTTCTTCATTACTCGGATTATTTCTTTTCCGACTTTACGGATGTCATAGCCTTGGTTAATGTTCAAATCAACTAAGTCTTCGCCCATTGTAGCAATCTTATGCCCTTGTGAACCACCACCACCAGTACAAGAAACATCGTATGGTGGGTCAGTAATAATCAAATCAATAGAATTGTCAGGAATGTTCTTTAACATTTCCATACAATCTTGATTATAAATCTTTATATTACTCATTGAAAATCTTCTTTAATTTCGTACAATTTAGCACCGTATTCATCCATCTTTTCTAATGGCATTGGGCATTGATAATTTGAGTAGTAATTTATTATATTTTGTGCTTCAGGATTATTAGCATCCAAATTAATAGTGATTAGTTTAAATTGATACATTGGTATGTCATGACCCATTATTCTCATATCTTCAATGAGTTCTAATGATATAGTCCTTGTATAACTTTCGTCAATAGAAAAATATGGTGAATAATCATCAAAAATCAATCTGATTCTTGGTGAAAAATCATTTGGGTCTATTGGTTCTACTTTGAACTTACCAAAATAATAACCTGTAATATCATACCCATTTATTTCTGTTGGAACAAACAAAAATGGGTTTCCATTAATCTCTAAATTTGTTGAATCGTATATAATCATTTGAAATCACTTTTTGCGTCTTGAACAACTTTACTGGCTTGTTTTAATTTCTCAATTACTGGTTTTCTATTGTAAATTTTCTTTTTAAGCCATCTTTCTACTTGGTCTTTATTCAGTTCTATACATTCGTTTGGACTATATATGCCTAATTCCAAAAGACCAACTGCTTCGTGCTTCATCCATTTAGACTTTAATTCTAATGATAGATAATCAAATGAAATCATTACACTATCGTCTTTATCAGATTTAATGCCTATTTCGTAATGTTGTTTGTAATGTTTGTATGCTTCAGTTTCTTTATAACATTCTTGATTGCCAACAAAGATATGATATAAAGTAAATACCGAACCTTCTAGTTCGTGATAAATTTTATCATTAGCAGAGTTAATGTTAATAATAATCATTTGAAGTCTTTTTGGATTTTTTCTAGTGAATCGTTTACTAACTTTTCTTTTTCTTTTAGAATAAATGAATTGAGAACTTCTGTAATACAATTATCAATATCTGATACAGTGAAATTACAGAAGTCGCCCAATTCCCAAACATGGGCATTGTAGTATTCGGGTTCGTTTTGGTCATCCATTTTAGAACTTGTAATACCCCAATCCCAATAACTTTGGTCGGAATTTGAAATACCTACTGAGCACTGAATATAAAAATACTTGTAGTTCTTTAACAAAACATCGTCTAATTCATTATAGAACTTTAGTATTTGTTCAACTCTGGGTCTTTGCTCAGTGGCAGTAGATATAGCACTCATTATTCCTCTACTTCAGTCATTGTGGTGTCAATCCATTTAATACGCTTCTTTCCTTCTTCGTCTGTTTCTTTCAACTTCAAGAAATAGGAAAGTTTTGTATCTACATCCTTGTCAAGGGATTTAATGAAATTCAAATTGTATTCTGTATAAGCAGTGCCGTCCTTGGTATGCTTAACATTAGCATTGATACTTTCAAGCTTTGCGTTGAATTCCAAATCACCGAGATTTACTTTGTATTCAATATTGTAATCATCTGCTGGGATGTTAATCTTATTGAATACATCGTTTGTTGCCATTGAATCAAATACACTCAAATCAATGGTGTGGAATTGACCTGGGAAAGTTCTTACAGAAGAATCTTCCAAGACCTTCAAAGTGAAACAAACAAAAACATCTTCCTTCTTGATGTTAGAAGAAATCTTTGTCATTGTGCTAGAAAAGCGAATTGTATCAGCCATTTTTAATACTCCTGTTTTTTATCTGTTATTGTAAATCTGTATTCTGTTCTGGTTCGTTCTATTTCGTAAATTCTCAAGTTGTAATCTTCACATACTTGGTTTGCTTCACTAATACTGTGATTTTCCAACAATGCGATATACAATTCTTGTGGAATTTCCTTAGAACTTTTGTTAATGATTTTATAAATCAAATTCTCTGGCATATCATCACCTCACATTACCAAATATAGAATTAAATTTAGTTCTATTAAAACAATTTCAATTTTTAGAACTTACTCAAAAAATTCATCAGTTGGTTCGTATATTCTATTTTTTGCTATCTTGAAGTATTCTTCATTCTTTTCAATACCGATGAAATTTCGTTTTAGATTTTTACAAGCAACACCAGTACTACCACTACCCATACAATTATCCAAAACCAAATCATTTTCATTTGTAAATGATTTAATCAAGTATTCCAATAATTCTACAGGTTTCTGTGTAGGATGAACAATATGGTGTTTATCCACACGATTAAATTTAAGAACTTGTTTTGGATAACGAGTTCCATCATCAGTATAATTATTTGGTTTTATTTGGTTATCCGAACTTAATTTACCAAATACACCATTTACTTTTGTTACTACTGGTTTACCTTCGTGTTTGTATTTTTGTGGATTATATGTGCACTGTTTCTCGTAAAATACTGAAATAGTTTCTACATTCTTACCAAATCTCTTTTTGAGTTGTAGAATGTTCGTTGGTGCTTCTTTTTCCCAATATAAATCATACTTGTAATCTTTAAGATTACTGGTACGCAATAAAGATGAAAATGGCTCTTGCCCAAAAAGAACAATAGCAGCATTTTGTTTACAAATGCGTTTATATTCTTTCCACAAATCTTCAAATGGAATAATTATATCCCATGAACACGCAGTTGTTCCATA